ATCTTAATTCTAAATCACCAAGCATAGCTCCTACTTTTTCTTGATCAACAGGTCGTCTTGTTGGTAACGTGCTAATTCCACCCTCGCCTTTTTTTTCTTTTATGCCTTCAAGAAGTCTTAATATCTCCTCTGCACTTTTTTGTTGCGACTTGCTCATACAATTCTTGTCACTCTTTTTTTGCCTGGTGCCAGAATCTTTGAAAATCGGTTCTTGACCAGTTTGCCTTTCGGCTTCTTTTTCTTAGATGTTTCACGTGAAACATTCATTAAAACTGTCCTTTAAAATTACCAAGGTTCACGGCTCCACCACCACGATACTCTGTCTGAATCTTACCGCCCATTGCTTTTTTGTTTTTCTTTTCTGCTTCAAGAAGTCTTTTAGCAAATTGCATGTCTCTATCAGAAATTGTATTTGCAGACATGGACTTGTCTGCTTTTCCACTTAATATTTGTTTAGCAACCTCTATATCTCTATTTGATATTTGATTTGCTGAGTCTGATTTTAAGTCGCCACCTGTTGATTTCTTTTTTATTTTTTTACTCATTAATTTTTTTGCTTCTTCTCTTAGCTCTTTTAAACTTTTTTTCCCTTGTTCACTCATTTGTAGAGCTATAGATGGTGCTGCTAGTCCTTTTTTTTTCATTAGTAATACTCCCTTTTTGGTCTATAATAGTCGGTTTCGTCATCTTCGCCATGTAGTGATATAAATCCGCCCTGTCTGAATCTTATCAAAGCCATGGTCATACTGTCAACATAATCATCATGTTCGCCATTTGGAAACGCCATACATTCGTCTATCACTTCCTCTGCAAAATGCTTTTCAGGTGCCCAAACCATACCCGCTTCAAACAGTGGTGCTACAATATGCATTCTTGTAACCTTATCACGGCCTTTTGATGGCGTATAATTCATAATCGGTATGCCCGCCCTTCTTAATTCATCCGTAAGTGGCGTTCCAGTCGCTTTTGCCTCAATAATCATCATATCGGGTTGCCAATATTCGTTTTCCTGCAGTGCCTCTTGCTTTAATTCTGGAAAATTCCACCTTCCCCGTCTTGCATCCATCAATATAATATTATCGGCACCTGTTTCTTCGTTTTTAAACACGCCCCATGTCGTAATGGCACTATAATCAGCACTTTCTTTCTTGGAAAACGCAGTATCGTAGCTTTGAATGATGTAATCGACTTGAGGAATCTCCTCTTTTTTCCAAATTTGCCACCAATCCTTCTTTACAATCGCTCCTTCTTCGGCTGTTGGCTCTTGTTGCCACTGTGCAGTCCATTTTTGTACGGGTAATGACGCTTTGACCTTTAATAAATCGTCTTTTTTCCAAAATTCTGGCCATAATGGCTTTTCAGATGGCAAAATGGCGGGAAATTCCACCACTTCCCACTGATCTGCAAGCACATCACTGCCTTGAGCCTTAATAAGTCTGCCCGTCAAGTCCCTCAAACCCCATCTTGTCATTACAACAATGATCTTTCCACCAGGTTGAAGTCTTTGTCTCGGACCAGAAGTGTACCATTCATAGGCTTCTTCCAATCTGCCCTCTGACATTGCGTCTTGTTCTGAGTGTGGATCATCAATAATAAACAAATCCGCACCACGACCCGTGACCGCTGCACCCACACCCGCAGCAAAATACTCTCCGCCCGCACTTGTCTCCCAACGACCCGCTGCTTTACTGTCTGCTTTCAAATCTGTCTTTGGAAAAATGTGACCATACTCCTCAGAGTCAATTAAATCTCTTACCTTACGTCCAAATCTTACTGCAAGTTCCGTGTTATGCGTGGCCTGTATTATCTTTAACTTA